AAATATTTCCGACCTGCTTTCAACAACCGTAACTGCTGGTACAACTATAAGAGAGGGGTCATTAGTTGTTATTAGTGCAACTTCCTCACTAACTGCTGTAGGTACAAAAATAGCGTATGCTTCATCTGCAATAAATTGTACATCAAGTGTTGTTACGGTAGGAATGAAAATATCATCGGCTGCATCCGCAATAGACTCGGCGGCTTCGGTTGCTACAGTTGTAACAAAGATTGCTTATAGCAATACTAATATACTATGCACATCTGATGTTCCTGTATCTGTATTAAGAATTAGATTTGTAAGTTCATTAATATCTGTACTTGGTAATGTTACAACAATACCAAATGCTAGCACTGTCAATGCTCATATATTCCTTGCAACTATTAGAATAAATATTAATAATACTAGCAGTAATACAAGGGCAGAAATGATTCGGTTTAGTCCAAATATTACGGCTGATTCTACTCTGATACGAGCTCTGCTACTGCTGGATGGTGTGCCTCTGACAAACCAATCAAGAACATTTGATATTTCTACAGCCCCAGTGTTTATAGAAAATAATAATTGGGCAGGAGATTCGTCTAGGTATTATAAGAATTCCGCTCAGTATGGCGGGTCCAAGAGAACATTTAATGCCAAATGGAGTTTTATCCCTAATAAGAGTAATGAAACAGTTGACTATAGGGAGTCTAGAAACTATTTGAAAGATACGGCAATGGATTCAGATATTCATACTTTAACAATTATCAATCAAGATGAAAGTGGTCTAACTCCCTATACAGAAGAATCGGTAAGTGTCTTTATTACTAATTTTAATGAAAAATTATTAAGAAGAGATTTAGTTAGTGGTGTATACTATTTTGATTGCGCAATGACGCTGGAAGAGGTTTAAATGTTAACATCTGGACTATATGGTAAGGAGTTTTCTACTTCATTTAATTCAGCAATCGTTGCACCAGCTCAGAAGATAAAGCCAAGAGTTATTATCAAATGGCTGGATAGTCGTCATCTTGACAACTTGGTTGTTACAACAAACGATGCTCCTGCGAATACATCCTACCCAACTCGGGGCTTCTTCTTCCCTGTTACCGAAGCTTTTAACGGAATCAAGAGACAGTCATTTACTTGGGGAGTTGCTGGTGCTAAGGATATAAATGGTGATGTAATTAAAGCAGATGGTAGTTGGTTTGCAATGCCTTCACTTACTACTAACGATTTGTCTAACACTCAAATTGGAAGCAGCCTTGAGTTCGGATGGTGGTCAAATAGTGTAAGTAATGCTAATACTCATGCTACATACAGTGGATATGGGTTTGCTACCGATCCATATATTCAAGCAACTTTTACAACGAGAAAAGTAAATAAAATTAGAATTGTAACATCAGAATTTTATGGTCAAATATCAACATACACTGTTGAAGCTTATGATAGTTCTTTAAATTTAGTTTTGAGTGAAGTTGGGACTATTCCTAGTAATGGTTATTATAGAGATCACATCTTGTCAAGTGCGTTAACAACACAAAATATTTCAAAGATTAAAGTAATTATTAACTCAACTGTTTATCCACAAGACTACGCCAGAATTCAAGAAGTTATTCCTCTGTACGAAGAAGACATCAGTGACTATATTATTTCATATTCAGTGAATAGAACTCGGGATGTTCACTCTACCAGCCTACCAATCGGCGGGTCAGAAACTGCCGTTGTTGATTTAACATTAGACAATACAACAAAGATTTTTAATTTATTTAATACATCATCGCTTTATGGTAAGTATATGGTAAAAGATTTGGAAGTTGAAGTCTTTACTGGATGGAGAATCAAGAAGCCTAGTAGTAATAATATTAATGCAGCCTATTTAGAAACTCAGCTTACTGGCAATATTTCTAACACGGCTATGTCTTTTACAGTCTTAGATAAATCTAATATTCCTACTGGTGGGTCTGGCAATGAATTTATTGTTGTTATTGATCGTGATACACAGTCTGAAGAAATTATACTCTGTTCTTCAGTAGACAGCTCTAGTGTTGTAACGGTGTTAGAGCGTGGTTATGGCGGGTCTATTGCTAAAAGTCATACTGCTGGAAGTATTGTTCGTTTTGATATTTATGAATATGTAAAAAATGGGACATTCTATGTTGATGAATGGTCAATTGGTACAGATATGACAGTGAGTGCTAATTTACAAGACTGGACAAAGTATTTGTCTGAACGAACTATTAACTACGGTTTCTTTTTACAGAATGTTTACGCAGATGAGGCTGTTGAAAATCTTCTATTGAGGGCAAATTTCCCAAAGGCAGATATTGAAAGATTGCAGAGCTATAAGCGTGGTGCTCGTGCAAGAGGAGCTATTGCATCGTATTCATTTAACGAAGATACCGTTGACAGAAGTGGTAATAATATCATCCCAGCGACTGGGCTGAGGGCACGATTTTGGGGGATGCCAACAAATAAAAAAGATGTTTCCGTTAAAGATATCTTAGCAGATGCTATTGATAAAGAATTATCCCCAATGGATAAAGCCCTTGGAGAAAAAAGTTTTACTTCTCCAACAATTACGGCGCTCTCTAAATCAATATCATCTTCTAGTGCATATGCTTTAGATTTAAGTGCTTATACTTTTACAGGCACTGACGGTACTGTTTATTCTGAATATTATAATGGTGTATTTGATGGTTATTATATACCAACAGATTCTGGTTTGCAACAAATTATTATTAGAATAGCATATGGAGGGGTTAGGGTTTATCTAGATGATATTGTAATTCTTAATCGTTATAATCTTACTACAACATCTACAAGGTTTGCATCAAGCTCTGTCAATCTTATTGCTGGTGTTCCAAGAAAAATAAGAATTGAATTTTATCATTCTTTTAATACTGGTGGAGTTGCTTCATTTAATATAACTCTATACAAAGCATTAGCTAGTGGATCAGATGTTTTAGTGAGTGCAAATGAGTGTTGCACTATTGTTGCGTTGGATAGCATCGGGACTAAAGACCCTTCTAGGACTCTCACTGTTGCTGATGCTAATAACCATAGAAATAATGCAATATATATTAATTCACCAAAATTGAGTCAACCTTCATTTTTGGTTTCTGATACAAATGATAAATCAGTTTTACTAGAGTCAAATTCATATATCAGAATACCTAGCCATGCAAGTATTGATGTCACCACTAACGCAAGATGGTCTATTGAATTTTATGGTGAATTCCATAATGGAGCGTTCAGCGGTGATGGAGAATATTTGAGTTGTTGGAATAATTCAACATCCACGGCTGGTTTTGAATTTTTTAATAATTCTACATCTCATGGTTTTAAAGTTAAAGTAATTGCAAACTCTGTTGTTTTAACAGAAACTGTATCTTCTAATACTGCATTATCTAACTCTTCTGTTTCGCACTTGGTTGCTACTTTTGATGGAAGCAATCTTAAATATTATGTTAATGGTTCTCTGTCGGCTACTGAGCCTGTTGCTGGTTCAATTATTTCTTGGGCTTCAAAACCAATCACAATTGGTGGTAGAGGAGCAACATACACTGCTGGGGCAGAAGTCGCTCCAGCAACCATTAGAAGTTTATATGCTGATGAGTTTGCTATCTATAATGAATGTCTTACTTCTACTCAAGTAAGCAATAGATATACTGAGGCAAAGATGCAACCTCTTACCCAATTTGCATTCTTGTATGGCAACGAGGATTCTATTAGGGGTATTATGGATGGGATTACATTTGCTGATATGGGTCGTGTTTATGTAGATGAAACTGATCATGCAAGATATGAGCATTACTACCGATTTTTTGAACCTACAATTAATCAACATGCTGTTATTCAAACATCAATTAGTGATTCAACTAACATAACAGAAGCTAACTATGTTGTTTCTTTACAGTGTAATAAAGTTGTTGTTCCAGTAGCTGGTATTCAAACATCTTCTTCTTCGGTGCAAAATTTATGGACAGCTCCAGATAACGCTTCATTAGCAGTTACAGCTCTTACTGCAAATCTTGCAAGCAACGCAAGCGGTGCTAATTCCGTTATGTATGTTTCTACTACGCTAGATCCAGTTTATTCAGATACTGGTTATCTTAAAATTGATAGTGAGATTATTAAATACATCTCAAAAACAGCGGTATCTTTTAATGGGCTAGAGCGTGGACAATTCCAAACTACTGCTACTGCTCATACTTCAGGAACAAAAGTTAGAGAATCTAGGTATTATGACCTTAAATTTGATAAGTCCCCAGCTTATAATATCAAGAGTCCGTTTGTTTCTTCAATTCTTTTTGACTCTCCAGCCCGAGTTGAAATATCTAGATATTTACCGTATGCGTATGGAGCTGAGTTAATTGTTTCTGCAACTAACGATGTTGAACAAGGGAAACTTGCTTGGTTGCAGGGTACAAACCCAGAAACGCAGTATCCTTATGCAACAACAATTGGCGGCACTGCTGTTGAAATTAGTGAACAAAATATTCAAATTAAAGAACAATCAGCTTCAACTATTGCAAGTATCAAAAAATATGGGATTAAAGATTTAACAATTCAAAGCCCATTTATTACAAGCTCTGTGCATGCTAAAAAACTTGCTGATTTTATTATTGAAAAAACACAACTACCAGTTCCAATTATTAATATATCAGTTACAGCAATGCCAAAGGTTCAATTGGGTGATAGAATTAGAATAACAGCACTTAATGCATTAGATATAGTTAACAATGATTATTGGGTGATTTCTCATAGTACAACTATTGGTGATACTGTTACGCAGAATTTAGTCTTACGAGGTGTTTCTTAATGGTTAGTGAAAATACTATTTACTTTTATCCTGGTCAGGGCGGTCATTCTCATGATGGAGACAACGCTAGTTTTATTGACACATCTAAGTATTCTTTGTTTGATTTTTCGTGGGGTTTCTTAGGCGATCCTTCTCGTGTCTCATCTCAAACAATGAATTATAACTCGTTCCAGAATTTTATTGTAGAGACAATCAACAATGCAGTATTGAAACCTGCTGGTCTAATTTTACAACCAGGAACTGTTAATGGTGATTCGGATATTATTTCTAACTCTATTTCTACAAAGCTAATTGCTGCAGATGCTATTACGGCAAATGAGATTGCTGCTAATACCATCACGGCAAATGAAATCGCTGCAAACACTATTACAGCAGGTCAGATTGCTGCTAACACTATTACAGCAAACCAGATTGCTACAGATGCGATTACTGCAGATGAAATTGCTGCTGGTACCATTACAGCAAATGAAATTGCTGCTAACACAATTACAGCAAACCAGATTGCCGCAGGTGCTATTACTGCAAGTGAATTAGCAGCAAATATTGTTCTTGTAAATAATTATATAACA